CGCACCAGCAAGGCGGTCGGTAACTACCAACTGCGATACCTTCGCTGCCCCGTCTGTGGTCGGCAGGGGCGGTCGGTCGTTCAGGTCGACAACGCTCGCTCGATTGTCTGGCGAAGGAACGATCCAAACAAAAGTTGTGCCGCACAACGGTAGTTCCCTTCGGGTCTTCTGTCCTCTGCTTCTAGTCTGCACGTGTCGCCACGAGGGCGGCATGAACAGATCACCAAAGCAAGGGACAAAGACTCATGGAAGCCTCCGCCAAGATCAAGGGCCTGCTCGACGACCTCGCCGCCGTTCTCGCTGAGATGGGCGCGATTCAGGACGAGGCCCCGGAGGTCGATGGCGATGATGAGGTCGAGATGGACTCGGCCAAGCCCGTCGCCGATGGCGAGACCATCGAGGACACCGAGGGCGTGATGCCCGAGGAGGACGAGGAGAAGGAGAAGAAACTCCGCTGCCTCTGCGAGCGTGCTGAGAAACTTCGCGAGAAGATCACTTTCTACGAGGGCGTTGCTGCCAAGGAGTTGGAACTCCGGGCCGTTCTCGACAAGGCTACCCCGGCGGTCGAGGTGGCTGGTGGTTCCAAGAAGCCTGCTGCCAAGGAGGGCCGCTCTGTGACGATTTCCCATGTTCTCCCCGGTGCCGGTCGCCTCAAGAACTTCCGTGGCCCGAACGCCGAAGAGCGTGCCTATCGGGCCGGTCAATATTTCCGTGCGACTCTGCTCGGTGACACCGAGGCTCGCCGGTGGTGCAACGACCACGGCGTCGAGAAGCGGGCCCTCAACGAAGGCGTCAACTCGCAGGGCGGTCTGTTCGTGCAGGACGAGATTCTCAACGAGATCATCGTGCTGACCGAGGAGTACGGTGCCTATCCTGCCAACGCTCGCAACGTGCAGATGAATTCTGACACCCTCATCATTCCTCGGCGGGCTGGAGGCCTCAAGGCCTATTTTGTCGGGGAAAATTCGAGCATCACGGATTCCGACGCTAGTTGGGACCGGGTGCAACTCGTCGCCAAGAAGGTGGCGGTTGCCAACCGGATGTCGAGCGAGATCCTCGAAGACACCTCGTCGATTCTGAACCTCAGCGACTACATCGTGGGTGAGGTGGCCCGCTCGCTGGCCGAACTCATCGACACCGTCGGCTTCGTCGGCAATGGCTCTGGTGATCACGGTGGTATCGTCGGCGTGGTGACGAAGATCACCGACGGCAACCACAACGCTGGCGTCGTGACGGCTGCGGCTGGCAACACGTCGGCCCTGACTCTGGACATCGACGACCTGATCGCCACCGCCGGTCGCTTGCCCCTCTACGCGAGGGCGAATGCTCGATGGTACGTGAATCCGAGCGTGTTCGCCGCGAGCGTGCAGCGTCTCGGCCTTGTCAACAACGTGGGTCTCTCCGGTGGCAACACCGCTGCGAACCTCGCGGCTCCCGCCGAACTGCGTCTCCTTGGCGCACCGGTGGTCTTCGTCCACACGCTTTCGAGCAAGGTGGACGCCGACGCGGGTGTCGTGAAGTTCCTCTACGGCGACCTGTCGCTGTCGAGCGTGTACGCGACCCGTCGTGGCGTCACGATGAAGACCAGCACGGATCGGTACGCGGAACTCGATCAGACCCTGATGATCGCGACCAGCCGCTTCGACTGCGTCACCCACGACTCGGGCGACAACGTCAAGGCTGGCCCGATCGTGGCCCTCCGGACCGCTGCCTCGTGATGATTTGTACGGATACTCACACTCACACCCATTCCCTTGATTAGGAGCAAGTAGACAGATGAATCATCTCGAAGGCACGAAGACGGTTGCGAAGGTTGCCAGCGTCGCTGCGGACAACGGTGCGTTCACGCACGAGATCGACACCTACGGTGCCGACTACGTGTCGGTCGACGTCGTCTACTCGACGTTCACCGCGACCTCGACTGCGTATGCGACCCTCAAGGTCCAGCACAGCGACGTGACCGGCAGCGGCCAGACCGACGTCCTGACGGCGACTGCGGTGGCGGGTCTCACGACCGGCAACCACATCGCCCGCTTCAACGTCGACTGCCGTGGCAAGAAGCGTTACCTGACTGTGGTCGGCAACCCTGCGAAGCCTGCCACCGTCTGCTCGGTCGCGCGTCTCTCCAAGATGGAAGAGATGCCGTACAACGCCGCTACCGCTGGCGTGAGCAACTACGTTTCCGGCTGAGTCAGGGAAGGCTCATTAGGGCAAGGATGCCCAAGCCATTATCCACGGAGGGCGTGGAGCATATGGATGCGAGTCCTCGTTGGTAATGTCGAGCATGACGTCCAAGTGGCGGCGTGCATGAGTTGTCCGAGGTTGTCGTTCACCGACAACTACTTCTGCGCCTTTAGCACCTTTGCCCCTCATGGCATTCATGTCACGAAGGGCACTGGTGCTTTCTGGGACCAGACGATGTCGAGGATCCTGACGGATCTCTCGCAGGAGGAGACGGGTAACCAGTTCGTGGTCACGATGGATTACGACAGCGTTTTTGAACCCGACTGTCTTACCCGTCTCCTCGCGGCCATGCTCATCAGCGGGGTCGACGCCATCGCTCCCCTCCAGATGAAGCGTGACGACAAGATGCTGATGTTTACTCCTGAAGGGCTCGGCGGGAAGGGCTCGCAGGAGGTCACACTCCCGGCGGAATGGTGGGAGAAGCCCGCCCAGCCCGTCGACACGGCGCACTTCGGTCTGACGATCCTGCGAACGGCGGCTCTGCGTCGGATGAAGAAGCCTTGGTTCCTCGGAGTGCCAAACGAAGAGGGGGACTGGGGTGAAAATCGGCAAGACCCTGACATTTTTTTCTGGGACAAGTGGAAGAAGTCTGGGAACACGGTAGCCGTCTGCCCGCAGGTCGCCATCGGCCACGCCGAGTTGGTCATCACGTGGCCTGACCAGCGTCTCAAGGCTATGTACCAGTACCCGACTCACTTCTGGAACAGCGGCGGTCATAGGCCACCAGAAGCGTGGGGCTCCGAGGATCATGCAAAGAAGTCGATTGAAAAGGCAGGTGCGAAATGAAACTGCGTCTCCTGAAGGACTGGGGATTCAACAAGGCTGGCGATGTCGTCGAAGTCTTCGACCCGACGGGCCAGAACTGGATCCTTAACGGCATCGCGACTGAGGACCGCTCCGTGCCGGTCGAGCAGTCGATTGCCGGTGAAGAGAGCGTCGAGCGGGCGGTCATCACTGAGAAGCGGCGAATGCCGAAGAGGCCAGCGTGAGGTATTACGAGGTCACCCGTCGAGGCAATCTCCGCTTCCGGTCCGTCCGTCGGATCGTCGAGCCGGTCGTCGAGCCGGTCTCGATCGCCGAGGCGAAGGTGCATCTTCGTGTCGACGCCGACTTCAGCGACGACGACCTCTACATCCAGACGCTGATCACGACGGCCCGCATCCACGTCGAGAATGCGAGCGACCGGACCCTCGTCCGTTCGCGGTGGCAGGCGAAACTCGACGTGTTTCCGTCATGGGACATTGAACTGCCGAGGCCTCCGGTCATGGCCGACACCGTGGTGGTCGAATACATCCCGTCCAACGCCGCCTACTCTCCTGTCGCCTTCACGGACTTCCGCACCGATCGCGACTCGACGCCTGCCGTCATCCGGCCGCAGTGGAACGGGTCGTGGCCGACGGCCCGCGGGGCGGAGAACGACGTCACGATCTCGTGGTGGGCGGGCTTTGGCGAGAGCGGGCAGCAAGTGCCAACCCCCGCCCGGAACTGCATCTTGATGCTCATCGGCCACTGGTACGCAACTCGCGAGGCGGTCTCTCCGGGCGGCATGAATCCGGTCCCGATGGCGGTCGAGTTGATGCTCGGCAGCATTAACTGGGGGCAGTATCGATGAGCCTCAGGGCGGGCGAACTTCGCGAGTCGATCGTCATCCAGTCCCCGACGGACACGGTGAACGACTACGGCGAGGCGATCCAAACGTGGTCGGTTTTTACCACGAGGCGAGCGGCGATTGACGGGGTCAGCGTCAGCGAACTCATGTCCGCCCAAGGCCCTTACACGGTCGCGACCCACAACGTCCGGATGAGGTACGTCAAAGGCCTGAAAGCCGAGATGCGTCTCATCTGGACGAGCCGGTCACCGGTGAGAACACTCGACATCATCAGCGTTTCGGAGCGGAACAACCGGGAGGAACACGTCTTGGTCTGCAAGGAGCAGGTGACGTGAACGGAGCCGAACTTCTTGGCGTTGATGAGGTAAAGGACGCCCTTCGGCGGATTGTCACGGTCATTGACCGTAAGCCTGTCCTAACGGAGGTCGCCCAGACGTTTGCCGACAGGCTCCGTGCGGCGACCCCCGTCGGCTACAGCGGCAACCTCAAGAAGTCGGTCCTGTGGGAGGTCGAGGACGACGAGGCCGTCGTCGGCTACTCGTCTGGCGTCGAGAAGGACGGCGAGCCGCGGCTGGACGGCGTCCTGAAGCCACGGACTCGCGGCACGAGCGTCCTGAAGTGGGTTCCGCCTGAAGACCTTGAGGCGATCCTAGAGGACACGCTCTCGGCCTACGCCACCGAGGGCGTTCTTTTCATGGAGTCCGCGTTCGCGGAGCAGATCAATGGCATCTCCTGAAAAGTGGCTCCGGAGCAGCCTCGACTCGGCGACAACTGCCGGGATCTATCCGGTCCTCGCGACTCAGAATGCCCCTTTCCCGCTCGTCGTCTACCGCCGGACAGGAACCCGTCGAGACAGGAGCCTCCAAGGCGGTCACGGGCTGCCGATCGCCACCTTCTCCGTGTCGATCGTGTCGGAGTCCTACTCTCAGGCCAAAGACATCGCCGACTCAATTCGTCTCGCCACCGACAACTTTACGGGCGAGGCCCACGGCACGAGAATTATTTTGTCGGCACTGGTCTCTGAGTCGGACAACATGGAACGTCCGCCGGAGGGTCAGGCCAAGCCGCTGTACAGGGTCGATCAGGTTTACGAAGTCAGGTTTCAAGAAACCTTATAAGCGTCCAAGGAGGGACGATAACAATGCCTTTTGAAGTCTCGCAGGGTATCGGCTTCTCGTTCGCTGGCGTGAAGTACACGGCCAACTCGATCTCCGTCTCGAAGAAGGTCTCCGAGATCGACGTCACCTCGCTCGACACGCCAAACGGTGCCTACCGCTCGTATCGTGCTGCCCCGATCCGCGAGGGCGACGAACTTCAGGTGGACTTCGTCGGCCTGACGCTCCCGCAGATGACCGCGACCGGCCAGATCACGTGGACGATCGACGGCACCGGCTCGAACGCTGGCTTCACGACCGGCATTCCGACGGCGGCTCTCTGCACTTCGGCGAATGTCTCGGCGAAGGTCGGCGAGTTGATCTCCGGCTCGGCTACGTTCCGACTGACGCTGAACTAACAAACAAGAGGCCTCGCTGTGCCGTTTGAGAACTCGCAGGGCATTACTTTTAGTTTTGCCAGCCAGACATACACGGCCACGTCGGTCTCGGTCTCTCGCGGTCGCGGAGAGTTCGACGTCTCTTCGACAGACATCCAGTCTGGGAAGTTTCGTCGCCTCCGCGCCGGGAAGATCAACAGCGTTGACATCAAGGTTGACTGGATCGGCGAGGTTATTCCTCCCGTGAAGGTCGTCGATACGTTTAATATTTCCGGGACGGACATCGGCGCAAACGCTTTTAGTGGCAAGAAAGCCCTCTGCACCGGCCTGAGCATTACCGGCGCGGCGGGCGATCTCGTTAAAGGCTCTGCAACTTTCAAGGTATCTCAGGACTGAGGTGATCGGTGCCAGTCGACCCTAAGTTTGCGACCGGAATCACTTTCACCTTCGGTGGAAGCACATACACGGCCACGTCTGTCAGCGTGTCTCGCGGTGCTGCCGAGATCGACTGCACCAGCACCGACGTCCCAGACGACGGGCTTCGTCGGTATCGGGCAAGTGAAGTCGAGAATGTCGACATCAAGGTCGACTGGGTCGGCCTTCAGGTGCCAGATGTCACTGCCACCCAGTCATTCACGCTCACGAACTTTTCGGCAGCGACGGGCTCCAAGGCCCTCTGCACGGGCCTTTCCATCACCGCCACGGCGGGCGACATGATCAAGGGTTCGGCCACCTTTAAGGTTTCATACGACTGATGGCTTTCGAGACTTCGCAGGGAATTGAGTTCAAGTTCAACAATGTCGTCTATACGGCGACCGCGATCTCCGTCTCGAAGTCGGCCGGTGAGATCAACGTCACGAGTACGAACATCCCGGCCGGGGCTGGCTGCTTCTCGCGGCTTCGCGCTGGCGGGCTTATGTCGCTTGACCTCAAGGTGGACTGGGTCGGTAACACGATCCCACCGACCGACAATGTTTACCCCATCGCGCTGGCTGGCGGCGGTCCCGGGGCTGGGTCTGGCCTGACTGGGGAGAGCCTCTCGTCCGCCAAGGCACTCTGCACTGGATTGAGCATTACTGCCAACGCAGGCGACCTCATCAAGGGATCGGCGACCTTCAAGGTCTCCATCGACTGAAATGCCGTTCACAGCAGTTCAGTCTTCGCAGGGCATTACTCTTCGGTGGGGAACTACCGACATCGGCGTCACACGGATGCAGTACAACCGGGCGGCTGCGTCCGAGATCGACATCACGGGGATGGGAGCGACCGTCTATCAGGATCCGCAAAACACAAATCGCAAGTTCGTTCGCAGGAACGTCGACTTCACGGTCGTCGACATGGGCGAGTTGAACTGCGACTTTTACGGACCGGGCGAGTTCAACGAGAGCCACGTGGGCCTGCGAAGGCAACTCTCGATTGTCGGCGGAGTCGGCAACTCCCCGTCCTGCGAGGCATTCCTCACGCAGATTTCGACAGAGATCGTGGCAGGAGACCTGATCAAGGGATCATGCACATTCAAACTGGTTGATGCTTGATTGTACGGGTAGCGGTTCCTTTCATAATGGAGTAGGCAAATGGCGATTTTGAGCAAGGCGGCGATTCTGGCGGCGAATGACAAGAAGACCATCACAATCGACGTTCCCGAGTGGAACGGCTCGGTCGTGATCCGGGTGATGAGCGGCACGGAGCGGGATCGCTTCGAGGCCGAGTTCGTCAACGGCAACAAGTCGGTCGACATGGTGCGGGCGAAACTGGTCGCCAAGTGCCTGTGCGACGAGGAAGGGAACCGGCTCTTCACGGAGCAGGAGATCCCGGCCCTCGGCGAGAAGTCGGCGGCTGTTCTCGACAAACTGTTCACCGCCTGCATGAAGCACAACCGCTTCACGAAGGACGACGTCGAGGAACTGGCGGGAAACTCCTAAGCCGCCCTCGGCGGCTCTTCGAGTTCCGGCTTGCCTTGGCTCTCGGAAGGTCCCATCAGGAACTTCTTGAGACCGTCGACGCTGCCGAACTCGCAGAGTGGGAGAGTTATTGGAAAATAGAACCGTGGGGAGACGAGTGGCGTCAGGTCGCCCGTCTCGCCACGGCTCTATGCACGGCATGGGGCTCGAAGAACCTCGAAGAGGAAATGCTGATGCCCAGCCATCGCAAGCCGCCGCAGACGAAGGAGCAGATGCTCTCCGAACTCCGCAAGGCATTTGGAGGCTAAACGAGTGGCGACTATCGGCTCCATTACCGTTGCCTTCGGTGCCGACCTTCGCGGGTTGAGCGAGGGGATCGAGTCCTCGATCGACCTCTTCGACGACATCTCCGAGCGGATCGAGCAACTCAACGAGGAGTTGGAGTCTCTTTCGGAGCGGGTGGTGACTGTCCGGACGGTTGCGGATACGAGCGACCTTGCACGGGCAAGAAGCGAGGTGGAGTCGCTCACCCAGTCGTCTCAAAGTGCGAACGTCACCGTGGCCGTGTCCGCAGACGCCGCTGCCGTGAGTCAGGCGTCTGCCGCCGTCGAAGACTTGAGCGACGCGCTCGGAGAGACGGCTGCCCCTGCCGTCGAGGGAAGGTCGGCATTGGCGTCGCTTCTCGTCACGACGGCGAGGGTTTCCGCGGGGGCCACGGCGTTGTCTGGCGCATACCGAGAAGTTCGGAATGCAACGCTCGGATATATACAGGCAAGCACAGGCGCGGCGTCGGCGGCTGATGCCGTTGCGGTAATTCAGTCGGCACTTCGAGGCGACACGGCCGCGCTCGCCACCGTCCTGTCTTCGGCGGCGTCAGCAGTTCGGGATTACGCCACCGGCCTGTTCTCAGTGGACGGAGTGTCGCGGACGCTGCAAAGTGCAGTCGGTGCAGTCGCGTCTGCGTTCGGGATCACCGACGGCGCGGTTGTTCAGTCGATCCAATACTTCTCCAGTTACATCACGGAGCAGTTGGCAGCAGCAGGCACTCATCGCGTTTTGCAAAGATCGCTGCTTGTTCTCGGTCAGGCCTATAATTCCGCAGCGAACGCGGTAATAGACTTCATTACTACCACCTCGTCTGGAGCGTCGGCTGGTCGGGCAGCGGCATCGGCGATAGACGTCGTCGTTAGGGCGGCGACATCACTCGACGCGGCGTATTCGGCTGTGACTGCCCGCGTAGCGCAACTGGCGCAGCGTTTCAACATCATTGGCCCTGTCTCTGCGGCTGTCGGGACGGCGTTCGACGCCATCGTGTCGACGATTTCTGGCCTTGCGACCGGCGCGACGTCGCTCTCTTCTGTGTTTTCGTCGATTGGGTCGGCCGCGTCGGCCGTAGCGTCAAGTGTGTCCGGTCTCGTGCCGAGCCTCGGGGCTGTGAGAAGCGGACTTGCGGTCGTCACGCCGATCGCCTCAACGCTTGTGAACGTGTTTGGAGCGTTGACTTCGTCGCTGAGGATCTACGCTTCTGCGGCAGGCGACAAGCAGATCTCGGTTCCACAACTTCAAGCGGTCGTTGCCCGTTCGATAGCGGCATCGGCCGCGGTCAGCGCGGTCGGTGGTGCCTTTTCTTCGCTTGCCACTGGTGCTTCCGTCGTGTCTGGTGCCATGTCTGGAGTTGCGGCGGCATTCCCAGTGACCGCCACGCTCGCCATCGCAGCCGCAGTGGCGACTGGCCGGTTCTCCGACGAACTAGAACGCATCAGCGGTCAGGCTCAGTCTGTCGAGCAGATGTCCGACCGCTTCGGCGCGCCTCGCGAGTCGATCGAGCGACTCCGGCTCGCAGCCGCAAACGCAGGCGTCGGCTTGAGCCAACTCGCCAAGGGGCAGCAGGCCTTCTACACGTCGCTCAGCAAGATCAAGGTCGGACAACTCAACGTCGACAGCGTCCGCGAGGCGAAGTTGGCTTTCGATCGTCTTGGCATCTCGCTCGACGACGTCAAGAGCCGCAACCCGGATCAGGTGTTCGCTCAGGTAGCCGAGAAACTGTCTGCGGTCAAGGATCCGGCAGACAGGACCGCCATCGCATTCGATCTGTTCGGCAAGCAAGGGGCGGCGATCCTTCCGGCGTTGAAGGAGTTCGGCAACCTCGCCGCCGACTTCAAGCGTCTCGGCGGAGCCCTGAGCGAAGTTGACTTCAGTCGGCTCACGTCGCTCGAAGACTCGTTTGACAGGGTCAAGGCAGCATCTGCCAACCTCAAGACCACCCTCCTGCTTCCGTTCACGGAGTTGCAGAAGTCGCTGAACAACGTATCCGCAGACCTGCAAGGCGGACTCGCATCGGCACTCGCGCCGCTCGCGTCCCTGCTCGCCGACGTAACGAAGCCTCTTGGTGTAATCGCGGAGGTCGCCGCCCGCGTCGTCAACATCATGCTCAGGCTCGCCGGTGCAGTCGCAAACGTATCTGGAGCGACGCTCGCGTTTGGGGTGATTGCGGAACTGGCTGAATATGCCGGGATGGTCGTCCTCGACCTTCTTTCATACGTTGAGGCACTTGTCTCATACATTGAGGGCGGCGCGTCGGCGATTGCGTCGGCCATGCGTCCTGCGATGGAGACTTTCGAGAGGCTCGGCGAGATCGTCATCGGTCTTGTTGAACTCTTTGCCGGAAACATCTTCGGCAGCACTGACAGCAGTGCCCGCTCTACGGCGACCGCAATTATTGCCCTTGGCTCTGCATATGCCGTCGCTGTGTTCGGCACTCAGTTGTTCACTCTGGCAATGCAAAGCACCGCGGTGCAGGCTGTCGTGTCTGCCGCGACGACAGCGGCGGCGTGGGTCGCAGGGATCGCCATTGGAGTCGTTCCTGTTCTGGCCGCGGGCGTCGTCGCCCTCGGTGCTTTCATTGCCGGTATGATCGCGACGGCGGCGACCGCGGTTGCTACCGCAGTCGTGGCAGGTGCCGCGTGGCTCATCGCACTCGGCCCGATCGGGCTTGTGATTCTCGGCATCGCTGCCATCGGGGCAGCGTTCGCTGGTCTCTACGCGATCGGTGGCGGCATCGTCGACTTCTTCTCGTCTTTTGGAGAAGGCACGGAAAAGATCAACGCGGCTACGGCCTCTGTTGAGGAACTTGCCGCAGCAGCCGAGGAGAACTCGAAGAGC